TGGTTACCCAGTAACAGTTACACTAGCTGGTGCAGCTGCAACTGGTACTATCGAATTAACTATGCTTTATGCATTAGATTAATTAACTAGGGGGCAGTGAACGCTGCCCCTTTTTTTCAAAAGGTTTATTATGGCTAGTGTTGTTGATATATGTAATTCAGCTTTGAACTTAATTGGTGCATCTAATATTCTAGATCTCACTGAAGATAGTAAAGCTGCCAGGATTTGTAATCAAAGATATAATTTTGTAAGAGATGCAACATTTAGATCTCATCCCTGGAATTGTCTTCTAAGACGAGTGACACTTGCTCCTGACACAGAAACACCAAACTTTGATTTTTCTAATCAATTTACACTTCCAACAGATCCGTTTTGTTTGCGTGTTCTACAACTCCAAGATCAAGATTTAGTTTACAAAGTTGAAGGACGTAAGATTTTAGCTAATTCAACAGAAATAAAAATGCTGTATGTAGCAAGAGTTGAAGATCCAAATGAATATGATCAATTGTTAATAGAAGCTATATCAGCTAAACTTGCAGCAGATATTTGTTATGCTTTGGTGAATAGCGCAAATCTTATGGTGCAGCTCAATTCAATGTATAAAGCTAAACTTGTTGAAGCTAGGTTTGTTGATGCTAATGAAGGTACACCAGCAACAATGAATAACGAATCAAGTCTGACAGTAGCAGAAAGTAATGTCTTCCTTGCATCGAGGTTGTAATGGCAAAGATTACAGCTGCAAAACAAAATTTTACATCAGGTGAGATTACACCCAGGCTAACTGGTAGAACTGATTTAGGACGTTATGATAACGCAGCACAACTAATAGAAAACTTTTTAGTGCAGCCGCATGGCGGTTTAGGCAGAAGACCAGGCACTAAATTTGTAAGAGAGGTAAAAACAAGCTCTGCACAAACCAGGTTAATACCTTTTCAATTTAATGTTGAACAAGCCTATATATTAGAATTTGGTAATCAATATTTTAGAGTATATAAAGATGGCGGCATTGTTGTATCAAGTGGTAGTCCAGTAGAATTTACAACGCCTTACACCACGGCGCAGTTAGATCAGATTAAGTTTGCTCAAACAGCTGATGTTATGTACATAGCTCATCCAAGTCATGCGCCTAGAAAGATTACCAGGACAAGTCATACTGCATGGACAGTTACTGAGGTAGATCTACAGCGTGGTGCAATGTTAGATCAAAATCTAACAACAACTACATTAACTGCTAATGGTAGAACTGGTAGTGTAACAATAACTGCTAGTGCAAGCACATTTGTTTCTACGGACGTAGGACGCCTTGTGAAGCTGCATAAAGGTTTTGCTAAGATAACTAACTTTACTAGCGCTACAGAGGTCACAGCAACAGTACAAGAGCTTGAAGATGGCAGATCTGAGTTGATGCCTACATATGCAGCTAGTACGTTATCGTTTCATGAAGGTGATCCATCATCAACTGGTTTAGAGCATAATGATAGAATAGAAGATAGTGCTGGTAATTTTATTACCCAGGGTTTTGAAAATGGTATGAAGATTACCATAAGCGGCACATCTAGCAACAATGCATCAGGAAAATTAATAGTTGATGTAACTGATACTGTTATAACATTAGCTCCTGGCATTGACCTGGCAAATGAAAGTGCTGGTAGTAGCTTTACTCTTACTGGTGATCTCATTGCAGATAGTAATTTTGCATTAGGTGCATTTTCAGAAACAACTGGTTTTCCAGCAGCCGTGGCATTTTATGAGCAGCGGCTTGTATTCGCTGGAACAGCCAATCAACCGCAAACAATATTCTTTTCTCAAAGCGGTGATTTTGAAAACTTTGAACGTGGCACAAATGATGATGACGGTTTGGTTTATACCATAGGATCTAATGAAGTTAATGTTATTAGATACTTGGCATCAGGACGGCAGCTCATAGTTGGCACTAGTGGTGGTGAGTTTATTGTGAGAGCGTCAGGTTTTGATGAACCATTGAAGCCAAACAATACGCAGATCAAACAACAAACAACATATGGATCAGCAGATATCCAGCCAATGCAAGTTGGCAATGCTACATTGTTTCTACAGCGTGCTAAAAGAAAACTGCGTGAATTAATTTTTAGTAATGAATCAGATAGTTATGTAGCGCCTGACATGACTATTTTAGCTGAACATATAACAGAGGGCGGCATCACAGCTTTCGCTTATCAGCAAGAGCCTGACAGCGTTGCATGGACGGTTAGATCAGACGGCGTCCTATCATGCATGACATATAGAAGAGAAGAGCAAGTTGTTGCCTGGCATAGACATATTATAGGTGGTGCATTTGGATCAGGGAATGCTGTTGTTGAATCAGTGGCGGTTATACCTGGCGATCTAGATGAAGATGAAGTTTATTTAATTGTAAAAAGGACAATAGGTGGAGCAACAAAAAGATATGTTGAAAGAATGTCAGGATTTGATTTTGGCTCTGATATTACAGATGCATACTTTGTTGATAGTGGACTAACATATTCAGGCAGCGCTGCAACAACTATATCAGGTCTAGACCATTTAGAAGGTCAAACTGTTTCAGTATTAGCAGATGGATCAGTGCATCCAAACGTCACTGTAAGTTCAGGCGCTGTTACGCTCCAGCGTTCTGTTACAAAAGCACACATAGGTTTGCCTTTTACAAGTAAGGTAGAAACACTAAGAGTTGACGGTGGTAGTTCTTTGGGTAGTTCCCAGGGCAAAGTCAAAAGAATATCAGAAGTTACAGTAAGACTATTTAGATCAGTAGGATTAAAGGTTGGTACATCCACCAGTGAATTAGACGTTGTACCCTTTAGAGATTCAGGAGATGCAATGGATACTGCAACACCATTATTTACTGGAGATAAAACTGTAGAATTTAGAGGTGGCTATGATGATGATGCAACGATTGTTATTCAGCAAGACCAACCACTACCAATGACAATACTAGCTATATTCCCAACGGTATCTGTTTTTGATAAATGATTATAATTGATTTTGAATCTGACCACGCAAAAGAAATATTAGGTGGTTCAGTAAATGATGAAAAGATAAGACCGCCAATAGAGGTATCACAATTTGTTGAACCTATGGTCGTTAAAAATATGGCATTTACTGGTGTTCTAAATGGTAAGATAATAGCTTGCGGTGGTATCTATCCAATATGGGATGGCGTAGGTGAAGCATGGTTTCTTGGAACAGATATGGTCAATGAGAAGCCTATAAGTGTCACCAGGACGGTTAAAAACTATTTAGATGTATTGATGAGTAATAATAATTTGCATCGTGTACAAGCGCATATCAGGCATGATTGGGATAGAGCAAATAGATGGATTGCTTTTCTCGGAATGCAAAAAGAAGGTGTTGTTAGGAAATTTAGTCCTGATGGCAGAGATCATATTTTATTTAGTAAGGTGATATAATGGGATTAGAAGCTGCTACACTTATGGCAATCGGTTCAGGTGTTTCTGCGGTAGGTACATTTGCTGCTGCTGAAGGTACTAAACAAGTTGGACGATATAATAAACAAATAGCAGATAGAAATGCAAAGGTAGCAGAACAAAAAGCAGAAATGGCTTTGTTTGATGCATCCAGGAATGCTGTTAAATTTAGGAATGATTTTAGAGGATTAAATGATGCGTCAGCTATGGCAATGCGTAAAAACAATGTAGCTATAACTGGATCAGCTCTTGATGTTTTGCTTAATAATGCTTTGAACTTTGAAATAGATAACGAAAATCAAAGACGCCAGGCAGCTGCTACAGCAAGTGATTATAGAGAAAATGCAGTGAACGAAAGATTAAGAGGACAACTTGCATTGTACGAAGCAAAGCAACAATCAAGAGCAATGAAGATAGCAGCTATAGGAAAAGCTGTAACAACTTATGCGAGTGCCTAAATGAGAGTTCCTACATATAAACAACAAACTGGTTTTGGTATCCGTGGTGGTGGCGGACAGCGTTTAACAGCTAGTCTAAATCCAAATGCAGCTACAGCAGTGGCTAGAACTATAGCTGATATTGGTGATGCTGTTACTGAAATAGGTATGAGAAAACTAGAGATAGAAACTGATACTGAAGTCAATACAGCAAAAAAAGCTATTGTTGCAGAGTTTGAGTTGGAAAAATCAAAAGCATTGCAAAGTGAAAATCCTATCCAGGCTGAAAATGAAGCCAGGGGTAAAATGAAACAGATACTTAAACAGTATCAAATGGGTCTTAAAATTAATCCAGCAACTGGTAAACCCTTTTTAAGTTCTAAAAAATCACAATCTAGATTTATGTCTGTAGGGCAAGAGGTCTATAGTTCTGCAATCATTGATTATGTGAAAAAAAACAATTCTAGAATTATTGAGGTAAACAAAGCAAATGTATCAAGCAACACGGATGAAGCTGTAAATGCAATCATAAATGCAGATAACTTTGGAATAGCTAACGAAAACTTTCAAAAGGTTTTTTCTACTAATGTAAATAATCCAGGTATATTAACTAAAGCTCTTACTGGCGGCAGTTACAGTTCAAAAGAATATACTACAGCCTTTGATAAATCAGCAGAAATGCTAGTGGATGGTTTAGTTTTAAAAGAAATGAAAAAGTCACCTAGTGCTATGGCTGTAGCTATGGAAATAGTTGACGGCAAAAGTGATAATGTAATTTTGAACAATGCTATCAATCTTATTGGTGATAAAACAAAACTGCGTGACAGAATACTCAAAGCAGCTGAAGAGTTTGACAAAGATCGTGAACAAGCAAAAGAAGATAAGCAAAAAGAATTAGAAGGTATAAATAATAGTCTTTATGCAAAGGTTATAAATATTGATTTGAGTGATTCAAAACAAGTAGAAGAAGCAAAGAAAAATCATCAAATACTTCTATCAAGAAAATATTACTCTTCTACAAGTAAAATAAGAGAAACAGAATTATTCTTAGGAATTAGGCAGCCTGAAACAAAGGGTAGCCAAAAATCAGATAGAGCAGTAATTCAGTTACTGAAAGCAGCAGATAGAAATAATATTTTAACACCTAAGTTGGTTGAAGATAATGCTATAGGATTATCAGACACAGATTTTAAAAGTTTTTTAACAGCTGCTCAAAATGAATTAGATGATGGTTTTAAAGATGCAAAACAATTTTTCAAAAATAAATTAAGTTATAACGAAAATGCAGATACTACTGGTGCGGCTGGTAAGTCTCTCCAGCTAATGTTTGATGATGCGCAAAATGAATTATTTCAATGGAAGCTAGAAACTAAAAATATTACATACGCAAAAACTATAAAAAAAGCACAAGATATTTATGGTAAAAAAGAATTAGAGTTTCGTAAAATTATGAAACAATCAGCAATTGATTTTTTTGATTCAGTAAAAGGTACATATGGATTTGAATATGACTCAAATAAACCAATCGCATCAATAAAAAAATTCATAGAAAATAATCCAGAAAAGTTCAAAGCAAGTGATCCATTAGTCAAGAATTTAAAAAGAGAACTTATGGCATATCAAAAATTTAGGATTGATGAAATACAATGACAAGTTATTTAGACCAAATAGAAAATGATTATGAAACAGCAGAAACAGCTGCTTTTTTTAATATCGGTGTTGTTAATAAGCCTAAAGAAAAAGTAGAGCCAGTTGTAAATGAAACTGAATCAATACCAGGAACAATAGGGCGTGCTACTGTAAAAGGTGCTGTCAAAGGGATGACAGAAGCGCCAATGAACCTCGCAACAATTGTTGGTGCGCCAGTTGATATTGTAACAGCTGGTCTTAATAAAATTGGCTTTGATATTCAAAATCCAGTTATGGGAAGCGATTTTTTACAAAGCGGTATAAAGGCAATAACAGATTTTGGAGAAGAACTTATTCCTAAATCATTGAATGTAAAATTTAATGAGTATCTTTCCAAACCATATGACAATCAAATTACTGGTGCATTGACAGAAGCTATATCTCAATTTGGTACAACAGCAATACCAGCAGCTTCTTTTGTTAAATTAATTACTAATGCAAATGCTTTTACTAGGTCATTAATGTGGGGCGGCATAGCTGATGCTACTGCTTTCAATGCAAACGATCAAACGCTAGTAGGTCAGTTATTGTCAAACCCTGAAGGTGTTGAACAACAAGATCAAGAAGCATTACGAGAAATGCTAGTCGGTTTGTTTACAAAATATGAAGATGATCCTGAAGCTGTAAAACTTGCAAAGTCAGCTTTAGAGGGGATGGGCATAGGTGGTTTATTAGAAGCTGCATTTAGAATTGGTAGAAAAATACCTTGGAAAAAAGTTTTACAAGGCGGCACTGTAGCAGCTGGTTCGGCTGCAACAAGTGAAGCTGAAGCTGGTGTTATTAGTAATATAATTAATAGATTATCTAGAGCAGAAACAACAAAGTTAAAAACAGATACTAAGACAACAAAAGAATATAATACTATTAGAGATGAAGCTCTAAGGGTTAAAAATGAGTACCCTGAAAGTGAAGGTTGGCTACCAATAAACATTGCAGCTGACAGTAAAAATCCATCATTTAAAGTCGATAAAAAAGGTTCAATAGATATTAGGTGGCAGCAACCAGCATATGCTTTCCATATTCCTAATGTCAAAAATTTTGATAAATTAAAAGGTGATAAAAAAACAGCAGCTGTTTCAACTCACAAATCAAATCTTGTAAATAAAATGGTCACTGATGTTAATGGTGTTCTTGAAAGAGCAAAGGGTGGTGATCAAGCTGCAATAGATATTATTAATCAGGCTAACTGGTATAGATCAATGAGATCGAGACTAAGAAGAGAGTTTGGTGGTTTATCTGATGTATTTGCTGATATTATTGGCGCAACATCAGCGATGACTAACGTACAACAAAACTATGAAAATGCTGTTGGTGTACTTAGATCTTTTGTCCGTGGTGACTTTGATAAACAAATTGAAATGTATAAAAAGATTGCCGATGAAGGTGGTAATTTAAGTTCAACAAGACTTACTGCAATGGCAAAAGATGAAAATGTTGATTTTGATCTTATAAGAAATGCAGCTGGTAAATTATTTGGGAATAATAGTCCAGCAGCTACTACAGCTTTACTTGATATGTTCAGGCAAATAAAACCTGGTAAAGCTCCTAAAACAATTAACTTTACTGGTAATCTTATTGGTTTTGGTAATGAAGCTACAATAGATGTATGGGCGGCTAGATATCTTAGAGATGCTGCTGGATTACCAAGAATACCACCACCAGCAGAAAAAGCTGTAGCTGGTAAACATCTAACTAAAAGTACTTTTGAAAATCCACAAATAGGATCTGAGTTTGGTTTTGGTCAAGAGGTATTTTCTGATGCTGCAAACATATTGAATACGGAGGGTGGGATAAAAGCATTTAATCCAAACATAGGTGATATGGGTGCAGATGATCTCCAGGCAGTAGTTTGGTTTTTAGAAAAAGAAAAGTGGACTAAGAACGGATGGACAACAAAAGCTGGTGAAGGCGGATCATTAGACTTTGAAAGTGTGTATGGTGGATCAGCGAATCCTGAAAGAGTAAAAGAGCTTAGATCAATTATTAATAGCTCTGCTTCAAGTGAAGCTGATAAAATAAAAGCAGCAGATGAATTAAAAACTTTGGAAGGATCACCTGAAAGAACAACAATAGGTATTTCTAGAGAAAGACCTGACAATGTTCCAACAAACATACAACAAGCTGATTTGTCAGCAGAACTTACAGCACCTCTTAAAAATGATGATACTGTTATGGCTTTTCAAGCTAATAACACATATGGCGAATTTATGGGTGAATTGGAAAGATCTTTGAATTTTGAGGTTGTTACAAGAACAAATTTTAATCCCAAGGCTATGACAGATAAAGTTGTTGAGATGGGCAAAAAATTCAACCAGGATGCAGTTTTTGTATCAAAGGTGGTTGCTGATGGAACTGAAGGAGCTAGACCTGGCGCAGAAATATATTTTCAAAACAGACAAAATGTAGACTTTGCGCAGATAATTACCAACACACTTAGAGCTAGAGGAATAGATGGTTTTACATTTATTACTGACGCAAGGTATAAAGATAGACCTGACATTATGTCTTTAAGTAATGAACCAACAGCTGGATTAACTGGTGTAAGATTTCAATACATACCTGAGTTTGATGAAGCATTTGATCCATCTAGAGCAAAAGAAATATTTAAAGAAAAAGAAAAACAATTTAGAGAAGTTCTAAGAGAAATATCAAAAATAGATGGAATAAGTTTTGCAGATGTAGTAAACTATCAGACCGTGGTTTATAAAAACCCATCTGCAACTTGGATCAACGGTGGAGTGTCATACGATGAGTACTTTGGAAGAACAGCTTCAGGAGGAACTTAATAACGGTTATGATGAAAATGACTTTGTTGTTAAGAATTTAAGAAGACAAATTGAAGCAAAAAAATCAGGTAAAGGATTTGCCGAGCTTTACATTAGTGGATCCGCAAACAAACAGACAAGTGAAAAAAATTCACAAATGTCCTAAAATATGGTAGAAGACTATATATAGTGGGAGTGCTTTAGGCGCTCCTTTTTTTTTGAGGATCTCATG